AATGGAGACAGGTTCTTGGATCTTAGTGACTACGAACGGGTCTTGGGTTCTATCTGTGAAGAGAACGAATGGGAGTACGAAGCCTTTAGGGACTACATATTTTTTGACAAAGAATGTTTCAATATAGATAACAGGCAAGACCTTAAGAGTGATTTGGAAAGCAGAAGGCTTTCAATCAGCAAGCTTAACGAGTACGCCTTAAATTACGACGAGTGAAAGACATGGTAGAAAGATCAGTTATAGGTGTGCTAGGATCAGGAGCAGGTCTAGCCCTAGCAGGAACAGACCAAGTGCTATCTGTGGTGGCATCGGCATTCACTGTGGTCTTTATGAGTCTTTCTATTTTAAAAATATTAAAGGAGATAAGAGACAAGAAATGAACGGTGAGCTAGTGGCAATGCTTGGGGGCGGAGTCACGGGGTTTGTGATGAAACTAATTTCAGCACAGATGAATATTCAAGCAAACGCCATTCAGTCCATGATCAAGAAACAGGGAATAGTAGATGATTCAGCAGATAGAGCAGCACAAAGATCAGGAGAAAGCGGAGCGTGGGTACGAAAACTCATCGCTATGTGCATCTTGTTTTCAGTGGTATTTGCTCCCTTCATCATGGCCTTCTTTGACATACCAGTAACGATTGAGGCACAAAAAATGGGAGTGTTTAAATTTTTAGGAATAGGAGCAGATAAATGGAAAAACTTAGAGGGGTTTGTGTTGTTGCCAGAAGTGAGGCAAGGAATGCTAGCTCTACTGGGTTTCTATTTTGGAAGTTCACAAGTTAAATAGGAAGTATAGTTATGCCAAAAGACGCGTGTTACAGAAAAGTTAAAGCCCGTTACAAGGTGTTCCCATCTGCGTATGCAAGTGGGGCGATTGCTAAATGCCGTAAGGTGGGTGCCGCTAATTGGGGTAAGCGTAAGAAGACCAAGTAATGGCTGTACGGAAGACAAAGGAAGGTGCTTCTTTAAAGCGGTGGTTCAAGGAGAAGTGGGTAGATGTACGCACTGGTAAGCCCTGTGGTCGCCGTAAAGGAGAAAAGAGGGGTACACCCTACTGTCGTCCTTCAAAGCGTGTCAGCAGCCGTACACCAGTTACATCAGGCGAAATGACTGCATCACAGAAACGATCAAGAATAGCTCAGAAGAAGAAACTAGGTCAACCAGCAGGTAAGCCTAAAAGAGTAAAATCAATAAGGAGAAAATAACATGCCAAAAGGACCAGGAACATACGGAAAAAAAGTAGGACGCCCATCCAAATCTACAAGATCTAAGGCTAAACGTAAGTGCAAACGATAGACTAGTGGCTATCAACAAAAAGAACATGAAGTGCAACGTCCCTCGCAGACAAGTGTCTGGTGGGAAGAAGTCCGTCGTGAAAGCCTGCCAAGGTGGGAAAGAAAAAATCATACGATTTGGCGATGCTAACATGTCCATCAAGAAAAGAAACCCAGCACGAAAGAAGTCCTATTGTGCTAGGTCTGGCGGAATCAAAGGAACCAAGAATAAATTATCAGCTAACTACTGGAGCCGCAGGGCTTGGAATTGCTAATGGCAAGATACGATACATATGGTCAGCAGGATGACCGCATCATAGAAGAACTCGATACAGGCTTTGTTGGGTTCAATAATCGTTTGCGTCCAGACCAATTACCCACAGGCGTATTAACGGAATCCAACAATGGTAGATTGGGTATCAACGGAGAGTGGCAAACCCGAAAGCCATTATTGTTTTTAGCTACACCATTCCAACCAGCTCCATTAAAGGTTGGTGCCGTCCGGTTACATGATGATGCATGGCCAGGGATTTCGGGAACGCCATCCGTTAGCAGCGGCACTGTAACCATTACCTTTTCATCAGATGCATTCCCCTATAAAACTGTAGCAAAAGAAGATTGGGTAGGCCAGGTAGTAAATTTAACTGGATTTTCGGGTAACGACGGTTCTGGGCAAAGCGTCACTATAGATGGAAACTATGCCATTGTAACCGCCCCGGCGAACAACCAAATTACATTGGTTGTGACAAACCTTTCTACCATTACGGGTGTTGGCACTGTTCGTGGGCCACATTTGGATGATACCGAGATCAACGAAATTGAAGATTCGATCGAATACAGCGATCCAAACAACAACTCGGAAAGCTATGCACTTTGCATAGGGACAAACAAAGCTAGTGTTGTAAAATTGTCAGACAACTCCGTAACCGATATAGCATATCCTAGCGGATTGGATGCTGTGGGAGGTCAAGCTCTACAGGCATTCAATAAAGTGTTTATCTTTAGAGACGGCAAGGTGGCGTTAGAGTGGAACGGTGTACTAACCGGAACTCCTGCTTTTACTAGGGTGGCAAACGGGTCTTTCACAGAACCTGTTGACATCATCGTGGCTGCTGGAAGTTTTCAAATAGTAAACCAGTTAGCCACCGTGGTATCGGATACCGGATCCCTAAACCAAGGGACTTCTGTATTTATAAAAAATGGTGTAAATAAAGACATCGCAGATCCCGACGAAACCGAGTACGATGTTAGCGGATCTGGGCTAATTCAAAATGTTGAATTTTCAGTAAAGGAAGTTTTTGCAGATGGTGCTACAAAATCCATATCCACAACCAGCTTGTCTACCACTGCTGGAATTGAGGAATTTACTGGTTACAATAAAGCAATACTAACCACGGGTTCTGCTCACGGACTTAAGGTGGGCGATCCAATTACCATAGCAAATTATCATTCATCGATTGATGGAAACAGAATCATTGCCGAGGTGCCAAGCACAACCACCTTTGCAGTTTATATATCTGGAACACTAAGCAGCCAAGGACCCAGCGGGTCTCCCACCGTAGCAATTAAAAAAGGTTTTACATTTTCGGTGCCAACTGAGGGGACAACAGGTTCAACGTCAAAAGACACGCTGACATCCACTCCAATATTTGTAGAACAAGCTTCCGAGGGTGCCGGGTATACGCATATGCCAGCACCTCCATTTGGTGCATACCACCAGAAAAGAATAGTGGTTCCATACAGGTATGAGATGAGCGAAGATACAAGCGGTACAACTATTACCGATCGCAACATACACGACGAGCTTATCTTTTCTCAGATACTGGACGATTCTACTTACGACTACATGTATGGACAATTTAGGCTAAATGCAGGAACATCTGATTTTGTTGTAGGGCTTCATTCATTTTCGGAAGATAAGCTAGTGGTATTTAACCGAAACAGCATACACCTAATCAGCAATAGCCTAAAATTAAAAGAGGCGAAAAGCACATTGATCACCGATGAGGTGGGGTGCTTGGCCCGCAAAAGTATTGTCCAGGTAGCAAACAACCTCATCTTTCTCTCCGACAATGGCGTTTACGGTGTAGACTTCCAAGACCTCTACAACTTGCGTGGAAGGGATCTTCCATTATCAGCCACCATCCAAGCTACCATTGAAGATATAAATAAAGATTATGCAGAGAATGCTGTAGCTGTATATTTTGACAACAGATATTTCATAGCAGTACCCACCGGAAGTTCGACAACAAACAACACACTTTTGATATACAATTTCATCAATAAGGCTTGGGAATCAGTAGACTCTATCAATGATTCTGCTTGGGATTTCACTAACCTAATCGTAGCAGGAAAGGGTTCAAACAGGGGAGTGTACGCTATCAACCGCAATGGCGGAGTTCACAAGGTCGAGGGCGGCACTGGAGGCAATGATGTGTTTATCACCCAAGTTGGATCCACTTCAGGATCGCAGGCTGTTGTATCTTCCGCTACCACCAGAATGTACACACTAAAATCCATAGATAGAAAAAAGTGGAACAATTTCGAATTGCACATAGAATCTGAACCAGGACTAGCTAGTAATGGAAACCTATCTGTCGAGACAGAGAATGTTGATAGCAATGTTTCTCTAGGAACATTAGCAAGTTTTAATGGTGGCAACCAACTAACAGCCGGAGAAGATTATTCGATTCGGGGAAGGATAGGAAACAATCGAGCTTACGGATTACAATTTACATTAGACACCACATTTGGAAGACCAAAATTTAGATCACTGAAGGTGGCAGGAGCTACAACATTCAGAAACCCAGCAACAGCAGAATAATGGCTATATTAGTTAAAGGACAAGATTTCGCAGACGGCGAACAAATAACAGCAACAAAACTAGATAATTTAGTTGATAATGCAACATTTGCATCAGGGGCGGTTGAAACTGGTGGAGGTGTTCAACTTAATGGCAGCGGTCAGTTGAAGGTGGCTGGCAATATAGATATTGGTACATCCAATCTGACGGCCACTGGAACCATTAGTCTGGGGACAACATCCTTCAATGACAACAACATCACAAATGTTGGCTCCATCGCATTAGATACAATTACTAATGACGGCACGGATGTTACAATAGATTCATCTGGGGACATTGTCTTAGATGCAGGCGGACAAGATATTAGATTTAAGGATGACGGAACTCAGTTTGGAAGGATTGCCCAAAGCAGTAGCAATTTAGTTTTGGCTGCTTCTATTGCGGATAAAGACATTTTGTTCCAAGGTTACGATTCAAGTTCCACAATCACGGCGCTTACGCTTGATATGTCAGCCGCCGGAGCTGCTACATTTAATGATAAGATTACGGCTGTAGGAACCTCAGTGTTTACCAATCTCGATATATCGGGGGATGTGGATGTAGACGGTACTACCAACCTAGATGTTGTAGATATTGATGGTGCAGTAGATATGGCAACGACATTGTCAGTTGCTGGAGATGTTACGGTAGATACTACGACCCTTAAGGTAGATTCATCTAATAACCGAGTGGGGATTTTAAATGCATCTCCCACGGTTCCATTAGATGTAAACGGTTCTGCTAGAGTGGTTGGAACTTTTTTCGTTGGAACAGACGATACGGACCCTAATGGGCTAGTTGATGTGTACGGTGGTGGTACTGGTCAAGACGAAGGTGGAGAAATAAAACTCCGCACTGCTGCTGACTTTGATTCTACTTACGACCATTATTTCATAGACGCTCATCAAGATGATCTTAGAATAGGTAGAGCTGGAGCTACTGACATTGTTTTAAATTCCTCTGGCAACGTCGGAATTGGCACTCCCGACCCAGACTTCCTGTTAGATGTAAACGACGATGCTGCGACAGGTGTAGGTATCCGAGTCACTGGAGGTGGCGGTGGAGGTGCTATGGCTACTTTTACTAGAGACGTTTCAGGCGGAACGTCGGGAACGGTGATGATAAACGCAGCAGGTAATGATCCTCAAATACGGTTTACATCAGCGAGCGACAACTGGTCTATTGGATTAGATAGTACCGTTTTTAATATTTGCGATGGAACAGCAGTGGGGTCTAACCAAAGACTTGCCATTGATACTAGCGGCAATGTGGGGATCAATACGACGTCTCCCGATGAAAAGCTAGACGTAAATGGGGCAGGAAGATTTTCAAGTGGAGTCACTTTTGGATCTGACACCGCCGCTGCAAATAAACTAGACGATTACGAAGAAGGAACTTGGACACCAGCTATTACATTTGGTGGAGGAAACACGGGTGTTGCCTATGACTTTCAAGTGGGAACGTACACTAAGATTGGAGATTTGGTTACTGCTTCATGCTACATGGATCTATCAGCAAAGGGATCATCAACTGGCGTGGCTCTATTAACCGGATTGCCATTTACCTCAAGGAACTTAACAGGTAATTTGACTGCTGTTAGTCTTCGTCTTTCAAACATTTCATTTGCCGATTTCCCAATGGGATACAACATGTCTAACACTACACAAATCAACCTACAGGAAACAACAAATTCTGGAACTACTACGGATTTAACTGACGCTAATTTTTCTAATAGTTCAGAAATAATGATGTCCGTATCATACCGAGTTTAATTTAAACACCAAAACAAAATGGCACTAACAGAACAAACATTAGACGACAAGATTGAGCTAGTAGGAGAATTTCGCCTAGTTCATATCAGAACAGCAACGATCATTCAGAGAGACGGCGCAGAAATCAGTCGATCTTTTCACCGCAGGGTACTGGCTCCAGATGCCGATGTTACTGGGGAGAACGAAGAGATTAGGGGAATTACTGATGCAGCTTGGACGCAAGAGGTTAAGGATGCTTATGCGGCTTTCCGTGCTTCACAAATAGAAGAACTAGAAACACCTTAGCAATGGCTTTGGAAGCTAGAGTGGCTACGCTAGAGGGATAAACATGGAAGAAGAATTTGAAGATCTAGACCTTCTTGACGAAGAGGAAGACGACGGATACTACGATGACTTGGATTTGGGTTCCGACGAAATTTTTGAGCTTGATGCGTTTTCAACTTCTGGGGCCGACCCCGACATTGGTTATGATTTTGAATATTTTCCAGGCTTAGACGACGCTTATGAACAAGAAGAAGACATTAGAGAAGACTCAGTCGATAGCCTTATATTCGGAGATGTAGGTGGCGGTGGGTACTCCGTAACTAAGGACACACCCGACTATCCGAGCGGACAACAGATCGCTGACGATGAAGCAAACGCCAAGGAGAAGGAGCAGCAGAAAAAGCAGGACGAGGAAAACACACAACCCAAAAATACCATTCAGCGCGCCAATCCTAGACCACTCGGTCCAAGAACTCGTTTTCCAGGATTTCCCAACACCTCAATAGGGGTAGGAACCATTTTAACAGGTGGTGCAGCATTATCAATTAGCAACAGCGACGACGACGAAACTCAAGTACCTGTATTCATGCCTGATTCACCAGACGGCGAACCACCACGAAGACCACCACCAGATCAAGAAGAACCACAACCTAACATGGCAACAAGACTTATTCCAGCGACAATGTCCGAAAACGGCACATTGCCAGAACTAACAGATTTTATGGGGGAATACACCCCAGCAGCTACCGACATTGTAGGAGACATGGCTGGGCTTTCCGGAGCGGGCTTCGATGCCTTCGCTCGGGGAGAACTAGGCATGGGCGGAGACGGCCAAATCAATCGCTTTGATGTTGCTAGAGAAACGGCTAGACAGCAGACAGGTGCATTAGGCGAAGCATCAGGGGCCGGAGCAGATGCTTCCTATGAAGATATGATTAACGCTTTTGCTTCTCCATTGCAGGGCGTTGGACAAATGAGGGACACCTTCCAGGATTTGCAAACTCTTCGTCAGCAGGAAATGGCACGAATGGACCAAGGGCTTAGTGGAAGGCAGAGAAGAGATGCGATCGAGGCTGGCCGAGCTAAATCTGACACTAGGGCTAGAGATAGATTGGGAGACATTGACGAAATTTTTAGTTTGGTAGGAGCAGACGAAGGTTTGCGCGCACAAAGGATGCAGAATTTTTTTGGTGCTGGCGAGCTAACTGCGGACATGGCCACCAGAGAAGCATACGCTCTATCTCCATTTACCGGAGCTGCCGTACAGGCTGCCGACCTCACTCCCGGACTTAGATTGGCCGGAGACATCTCAAGGCAGGCATCTGCTGCCACACCAAGCCCAATGGAATTGTTTGGATTAGAGGCAGGAGAGCGTCAGTTCGGGTTGGACCAAGAGGCTTTGGACGTCGCTGAGAAAACAGGAAACCTTAATGTTCTGGCAGATGTGTTTGGTCTTTTCCAACAGCGTGGGGGAGTAAATGCTGGTCTAACTCAACAACGTCCAGCCACCACCATAGTGGGTGGCTATGGCGGACCATTAGATATCACTAACCAATATCGATCTCAATTTGGTTAATTTAAAAACAATAAACACTTAAAGACATGGCTACATTCTCAGGAGGAACATCGCCAGCGGTACTTGCCGCTTTGGCTCCATCTATAAACAACCTTGCCGCCGCACAGCAGGCTAAGTCTCAGGCTGCTTCTGGTCTACTAAACACCATAAATTTAAACATAGAGAAGAAGAGGCAACTAGACGAAAGAAAACAAAAGAACCAGGCAGCACAAATGGTGGCTGAGGGACTTTTAAAGGATCCCGGTTTTGTGAGACAAGTTCCTGGCGTTACAGATTCTGCTGAATTGGTAAAACTAGTAGGTGCAGATAATGTCATAAAATATGGAATAGATGCTAGAAACGCCGATCGGCTTGAAACTGAATCTAGGGTTAGGCTAAGAGAATCTAGACAAAGAATAAGAGACATGAAAGCCGACAGGGATGTGGAGAGGATCAACAAAAACTCTTCTCAAAACCTTCAGCTAATACTTCCTGATATTTTGAGGATGAAGGAAGGCGAAGATCCAGAGAATATGATTTCTCGTATTGAGCGGGCTGGTATGAATACTCCAGATACGACCACAGCGTTAAATGCGGTGGATGCTAGGGTTGGCATAAAAGCTCAAACCGATAAAGAAAAACTGGACCAGATGAGAGCTGTCGAAGAAAGATTGGATAGTTCTGTTGATAGAAGTGTAAAGGTTGGTAGTGTATTGTCCGGCGTACAAGATGGAACAATAACTAGAGAAACCCTTTCAGAACAAATCGTCGGATTACCAGCCAATGACATTGTTCAGATATATTCCGCTATGGACAAAAAAGATCCAATCCGGCGTAAGCCAGAAGTTCTGGAGGACTTGGGTGACGGAAAGAAAAGGGTGCGTGTGTATTTGGGCAACAACAACTCTACAATTGTAACCATGGATGGACCATTGGAAGACCTAACTCCCACGGCTAAAAGTAGACTTGCTGCCTTTGAGGCTTTAAACGATCAAGGCCTGGTACTTCCAAGTGATTACGAACTGGGAAAATCCAAAATTCTTTTGTCGGAAGCTTCCGGCACTGATCCCTTCTCTGGACTTCCTGGCGACTTGGGAATAGAGCTAAGGAACGCTCCTCTTCTTCCAGGTCAGTCTCCTGCCGGAATGGGTGCAGTTCAGCCCATGGGGCAGCAACAGTTAGGAGAATCATTCCCGTCTTCGGCGATGCCATTAGCACCCCAAGCGGAACAAGGTATTCCAACCCAACAGCCCGCAATGGGTGATTCGGTTTCCAGTGTTGATCCTAAACCTCAAACCTCATTTCCAGCAGATGTAATATCTGTATATTCGCAAACTACCAGAGATTTGGTAGACAAAAAGGGGAATATAAATCAGAAAGAATTGGAAGGATTTATATCTAGTCTTAAACAAGATCCTAATGCCAATTATAGTGATGAGTTTTTTCAACAGATTAGATTACTGGCGAGACGGGAATCAGAAACTATTATTGAAGGTTTGAAGCCAAAACAAGATGAATCAAAAATAGAAAAAGAACTTCCTGTTAGAAAAGGTAAGGATTTTATATCTGATTTTGAAGAAGGAAAATCAACTTCCTTACAGCCACAAGATTTATTAAGGGGGCTGCCATTTAGAGAAGCTAGACCAATTTCATTATCACCTGCTACAATACCTAAAAATAGAATCGATGGACTTGGATCAGGAGCGTTGGAGGCTAGCCTTGAGTTAAAGAACAGATTGGACAGAATTAGTGAAATGGACTCAATTTCTTTAATTCTTAAAGCTAAAGAAATGGCCAAAAAGAATTTTGGAAGTGCTTCTGGACCTTACAGAGGAGATGATAGGAAAAAAATATTATCTGCTATCGAAAAAACTTTTTCTAGTGATTTGGGATTTAAGGGAGAAATTGGTAAAAAATCTAAGGTTGACACTTCTGCTGAAATAAAGGCCAGGTTGTATTTAAACAGTGCCATAACAAATCTACT